TCGGTAGTTATATTATCGAACTTAGTACCAACTCCCATTTGCCAGCTTTGAGAAACTGCATTTGCATAAATGGTATATTCCAATGGTATTTCTTCGGATTTAGCCGAATTTAATACTAAATAAGCTTTCCAACTTCCACTAATATCTCCACTTGCAATTGATTCCGAAATAGGAGTGTTATTAAATTTAATTAGTGTTCTATGGATATCTTTACTAGCTCCATAATAAAGCTTACCAACTTCCAATATCTCATCTCTACCAGAATTTTGATTTGGTTGTTGTAAGTAAATACTAGCATCGTATGATGATGTGAAAAATTTATGCATTATAGTGCCCTCCCTTTTATGTCTTTATTTGGATATTTTACTTCGAATACACATGGGTCTAAAGATGGATAAACTATCTTTCCCTTAGTGGCTTCATCGATATTATAATCATTAGCTGAATATGTACCATCTGCTCTACATAGATTATTAATTTTCACCGATGGCACACTCATTACACCTTCAATATTGGCCAATATTAATTCTATTTCTGAAATGTTTATTGGTTTGTTAAATGTCCAATTATCAATTTCAAAATAATCTTGTAAATCTTTTAAACAATTTGCCAATACTTCTCTTTTATTATAATTAGAATAACAAATAACTTCAAAATCTACACCAATGTTAACAATAAACCCATCAATCATATTAACAGCGTCTGTTAACATTCTATATTCACCTAAATAGGTTTTAAGGTTTTGTTTAACTGCTTGATTTAAATTTGTTAATTTTTTATTACCATCATACCCCAATACATACATATTGATTGCAAATGGATTGTTAACTTCATTTATAGCTGTTTTTTTGTTTACTAAAAACTTAGTTAATTCTTTTTGTATATCGGATTTATTCATACCCTTCATACTATCCACTAAATTTGTAAATTCAGCTAATGTATCTGGGTTTGATAATATTGATGCCGGAGAATTATTATCAATTTCTCCATCCTGTGAAACATATACTTTAGCAACACTACCATATCGTTCCGGCATTGATACTGCTCTAACTACATAATCTTGTTTAGTTACTGCTCTATTTTGAGAACCAAACATAGCTAATGCATTCTGTCTGATTTCTTCAATTGATTCACTTCCTCTACCACCCACAGCCGATTCTAAATTTTCAACTGCTACTGATGCTTTTGAGTCCGTATATGAACCAACTAATTCAGTTGGAATTGATAATAAATCATCATCAAATTCTATTCTTCTTATATTTGTTAAATCTCCTTGATTTATATTAGAAGAAATACCACCACCTACTAAATATTTAATAGTTAATGAAGTATTTACAGGCGCTAATCCAAATGTATTTGTTTTTAAAAAATTAGATGGGTCAATTGATGAATTTAATCTACTTACCGAATTAGCTAATCCTAATCCAACATTTTTAGAATTTGGTAGTATTTGTGCATCATTTAATGAAATATCACCACTACCAAATAATAATGTAATAGTATTATCTGAATTAACTTTTGTTGCAAATCTTCTGGGTACTTTTTGTACTTCTAAGATATATGGAACTGAACCTGAATAATTTGATAAATCACTATTCGAAGAAGTATTAGCTTTTTCAACAAATATACTTTCTTGAGCCAAATATGGAACTTCATAGTATTTGTTATTTTGTGCATCAACTAATGATACAATTTGTATAATATTTGTATCATTTATTATTGTAGATGGGTAATCAGTATCATCTCCAAATGTAACAGTCGTAGATGTTTCTTTAGCTGAAATAACTTTTACTTGCTTTGTTATCAAATATCTAGTAGGCATTCCGTTTAAATCCCTCTCATATACATCAATGGCTCTATCATTTGGATTTGAAAAATCAACTGAATCTATTGTTCTGAATATAACATCAGCTACACTTGTGGATTCAATTTCCATTCCTTCTTTGATTTTTAAATAACATCTATCATCAGGAGCGTAATCAGGAGCGCCTTTAGTTGGTACTAACTGATAAACAGTTAATGTTGTTACTGCCGGTGCAGTTACCTTTGGTTTATACCCCATAGATTGTGCCAACGATATTACATTTTTCCTTTCAGTTGCATATGCCAACATTGATTCTTTCAGCTGAACATCTTGGTAAAATGATAACACATCACCAATTGCTGCAGCTTGTTCAATGAATACCATACCAGGAGATGCTTCATTAAAATCCGAATATGTATTTGGGAAATAGGTTTTTGTAAAATCTACAAGGTTTTGCTTTAATGTGGCAAAATCTTTACCTACATAATTTATGTTTTTATTATCCGAACCCCAACTCTTATTTAAAGGTTTAATTGCCATTATTTATTAATTATTTACATTTATTGTTACTGATTCTCCTAAGTTACTATTTGATTTTAAAGAGAATTTTATATCTAATGCAATTCTATTAGCATCGATATCATTTTCATCATAGTCAAATATAATTTCATCTATATTCAAATATGGTAACCAATTTTCAACAGCATCTATTATAGATAGTTCAATTGTTCTTTCTATACTCCCTTCTACAATTGGTTCAAATAATACTTTCCAAATATCACACCCAAATTCGGGCTGCATTAATCTTTCTCCTTTTTTTGTAAGAATTAAATTCTTTAAATTATCTTTAGCTTGATTTAATGTTGTATAATTTACAGCAAATGCACCACCTTTATCAGAAACTTTATTAATACCTATTCCAAGTATTTTATAATCATTTTCGGATAAATCTACTACATTAACTTTACCAAGCTCTATTGCCATTATTTAAATCTTTTAACTAATTCGGTATAATCCCTTGTTAATGCCTTTGTTAACGCATCTACCCCAGCATTATCACTCATAGGTATTTGATGGTTAGGCATCATATCGGTTGAATAATTCATCGTTTCCCAATCTTCCTCCTTTGTTCTTTGTGGTTGAATTGCATCTAATATACTCCCACCACCAACACCATTCATTGAACCTTCTGCTCTATGAGCGGCTGTAAATGGTTGAGTTGCATTTAGAATTTCGTTTATCATAGGGTCTTTTGAAAATTCCCTTTGAGGTGCTCTTTGCTGAACTTGTTGTACAGGTTGTTGCTTTTTAACTTGTGTTGATGGAACTTCTGTCAATTCTCTTAATGAAGGAGTTGTTGTTTTTCTTTGTGAGTTTAATGTAACCACACCAGATTTGATAAGTTTAGCAAGTTCTTCTTTAACTTGATTCTTAACTTCATTTTTTACAACTTCTTTGATTAAAGTTACTAAAATTTCTGATTTCATAAAAATATATGTTCTGTTTGTTAATAAATATTAAAACTTAAAATTTACCCAATTATACTATATGAGCTCCATTGTAATATCGCTGGAGCAGGTGGAGCAGGTGGTGGGTATTGTGCCAGTATTGACATTGTTCCACTCGTTCCTAATAGATGTAATTTAGCTACATTTACAAATGGACCTATCATTATATTAGTAGGTTCTGTAAATACTAATGTTGGTGGTATAAACCATATATTAGGAATATTAGGTATTAACCCATTTATAGCATCATATGCCATAGCTTCAATCTCTTCTTTTGTTGGTATTTTACTTTCTACTTCTTTTTTAATTTCTTCTTTTGTTGGTATCTTTGGTATGGATATACCTGGTAAACTTATTTTAGGTATAGCTCCATCGATTGTATCTTTTACAAATTGTTTAACTTCTTTTTGAGTAGGTTTTGGATTTGGGATTGATTCAGATAGAGCAACTGCTGTTTGAATTACTGCATATATTGGTTGTAATATAGTTTCTTCTATTGGCTTTATTAATTGCTCGGTTATAATTTTAACTGCTTCCGCTAAAGCTTTCTTCTTAGCTTGCTCTATTAGTTCTTTCTTTTTAGGTAATTCAGGAAATGGGAATTTGATAGATGGTTTAAATTGAGAACCAATTGAAGGTTTTTTCTTTTTAGCTTGTTTTAATTTGGCAACTATTTCTTTACCTGCCAAAATAGCCGGGTGATTTTTAACTTCCGGCGCTAGTTCTTCTTTATTCTGAATCTTTTGAATAGTTTCGTAAACATTTACAGTTAAAGATGGAGCAGGCGCAGGTAATGGAATCTCTATTGTTTTACTTTTAAGAGCATCTTCTAATGCTTTAAGAGCTTCCACCTCAGCTTTATGTTTTGCAGTAGAAATTGCTAATGGTATAGGACTTGGTCCTATATTCATAATTGTTCCTGGTGCAGGTGGTGTCATTTGCCACCCAATCGGTTTTAATAGTGGATTTGGTATTGGAGCCATTTCAGCTCCCAACCAATATGCATCAAATGCTGATGGATATATTTCTTGTAGAATATTAAAATTCTCACCATCTGAATCTGTTCCTTTTTTTAATGCTCTCTTTATAACATCAGCCATACCCTTAACATTCCCATTTATAATAGGAACGCCATAAATTATATCACCACCTCTTTTAATACATTGGTCGTATTCATTAGCATAGAATTCAGCAAATGAATCCGGGTCTTTTGAAAATTGCCCCGTAATCATTGAATTTAGAACATTAACTTTGAATATAGTCCAAGACATTATGACTTACTTAAATAATTTCTTGCTGAAAGAATTGTGTTTAATCTACCCTTAATTGCTTCAAATTCTGCTCTATTAACAGGTCCAGCTGGTGTAGGTCCTACTGGTGTTGCATATATTTGTTTATTTATAGCAGATATTAAATCTTGTAATATTTTTACCAATTCACCACCTAATACCATTTTTTGTACATCTGCACCTGCGGCACCTTCGCCAGTATCTTTACCTAAATAAATTTTACCACCACTATCAGAATTAAGAAATATCTTATTATTTCCTTTAGAATGTAGTGTTATAGTTTTATCGGTATGTAGGTAGATATCTTTTGCAGAATCAATTGTAAATCTACCATCAGTTATAATGCCTGTATTACCTTTTCCGAAAATAATAAATTCCTTTGCTTTAGCTGATAAAATTATTCTATCTGAATTTATATACAACTGGTCACCTTTTAAATCTGCAGATGATGGGTATTCGGTAAATGCTTTCTTTTCTTTTTTAATTGTTTCTAAGAATGGAACTTTTACTTTATTAGATGTAATGTATATAGATGTACCATCTTTATTTATATCCTCATCTACTAATTCTCCGATTTTTTTAGAATCCAACTCACCATTTTGCTTATTACGAATGTATATTCCGGGTGAAGAAGTTTTACCATCTTCAGTTAAAAAGAATTCACTAAAACGAATTGTATTACCAACTCTACCAGTTATTATAGTATCGCCTTCTAATGGTTTTAGAAATTTTATTTTTTCATTTACATTATACTTCTTATCTTTTTTATTGGTATCCGATTCTGATGTAGTTCCTCCGGTTTGTACTGCTTCTCTTTTTTCTTTACCGGATGAATCGCTTGATGTTTCACTTGTATCTTCTTCTTTAGAAGCTTCGTATTTAGAATAATCTCTTCTATAATTTGAATAAGGTGTAATAGAATATGGTAAGTAGAATGTTTGTTCTTCTACTTTTAATATTATTATTGTTTCTCCTTTTATTGGAAAGGTAAAATTATTTTTATCAAATGGATGAGCGTAATCATCGGTTACAATTGTATCTTCAAATTTGTAAGTAATAGCACCATACATTCTAGCATCATTTTCAGCAAATGATTTATTACCATTATAAATAGAAATAGCATCACCACCTTCATACTTTAAAAAATCAGTATTGGTTGGGAATACTTTATCAACTGTTGCTAAAAATGATTCCATTTATATTTTTGTTTTTATTTCTTCTATTTCAACTTGAATATCTAATAATTTTTCATCATTCTTTTTATCAATTTCATTAACAGTATCTTCTAATTCCGTTAATAGTTGTGCTTTTTCAAGCTCACTCAACCATCCATCTTCACCAATTCCCTTTGCTTCGGCTTGTGCCAATCTTTGAGCAATTGTTGCAAGTTTAATTAAGTGGTCATCATTTTTAATAGATGAATCAATTAAATCTCTGATTATGGGCGCAAGTACTGTTGCTTCTCCTACATTCTTAATCAACTTACGAAGCGATTCAATCATTTCTGAAATATTCTTCTTTTTTACCTGTTGATTATCGTAAATATCTTTAAATAGTGATGATAAGTTTTTACCATCAAATAATTGAAATTCTGAACTCATTATTCTATATCTTTATTAATTAGTTTGTTTATTGCTTCTTTATCTTCCGCTGATAATTGTTGGAAGAACTCTGGTGCTATGTTTTCCCAAGCTTTAGATTCTTCCATAATCGGCAAATTACTATCATCCGATGGCATTATTCCTAATTCACCTGCCCAACAATTAATAGATTCCAATTTAACCAATGGCTTTTTCATAAACACTTGTTTAGAATAAATATTCTTATATTATAAAGTTATATCCGTATATCTCCTTCATCCATAAATTGATTATACAACTCCATCTGCTTTTCTCTCATTTTATTAACTACTTTAGTAATATAATGAGTAGGATGTCCTGTCATTTCTCTTATTAATAAGTAAAGGGATTTTTTATTGAATGATTCTATATATTCAGCTCTTCTAAATAATTCTAATACTGCATCTGCAATCTGAATATCTCTTTTCTTTTGAAAATAGTTTTCTAAGTGTTCATCCCAATATGCTAACATTCTAGTATTAAATGTACGATATTCATCATTGAGATTTTCTTCTTTCCAATTATTTTCAGTATCAAACGAAGATGGCATAGCGGACATTATATCCGTTTCTTTATATCTTTTATAATTTGCGTTGTTAGTAAGAATCAAATAGTTTCTTGCAACAATAGTAAAGTAAGAGAATGCTTTACCTTTACCGGCTTTATACATATGGATTTTTTCAATCATAAATGTAACAACCTCACACATCACATCTTTAGGGTCATCATCGAAATATGTAAATTTCCATTTGTTATAAACTATCTCTGCTAATTTATCAAAGGCAGGTTTAATTCTATCTCTATAAACTCTATCTTTAATATGTTGCTCTGAAGTAAGGTTATACTCTATGATAGCATCTTCGGTATCTTTTGTGAAATACTGTTTGTTTCTTGGTTTTCTTGGCATTATTAGATTTCTTTGTAAGCTTCAATAATTTCTTTCATCTTATCAAATACGCTTCCAACCTCATCATCTTTTTCAAACATTTGTTTAGTATCCAAATCTTTTAAAGTTGATAATAATTGAATATCCCTTTCTTCCTGTAAATTGATAAAATCTTCTAATCTTTCTAATTTGTTTAGAAGATTCCATATAGTGTATCCAGCTCCTGCTAAGAATACAACTAAAATTATAATTATTAATTCCATATTATACTATTTCGTATCCTTGTAAAAAATATTTGTTTGCATGTTTGTATTTAACCTCTTCCATATCACCCTTTGGAGATTTCATTACAATTCTATCATTTCTACCATAATTACTCTTTTTGGTAACAGTAGTAGAATATACTCTATCTTTAATAGTAATCCCATCCAAATGGTCAATTTCATGCTGAACAATAACAGTCATCATTGTTTCTTTAGAAATTTGTTCATTTTCTCTATCGCCATCTGGATTAATTTCAAATGTTAATTCACCTAAATTATCAGTTTGTACAACAACTTTAGTTGCACGGATGGTTCTAATTGGTTTTGTTAAAGTTGAAGGAATTGATAAACATCCTTCAAAGAAAAGAAATCCTTCTTGGCTTTTAGATATAATAATTGGATTTACTAAGAATAAATCTTCTTCTCCAAATTTAATATAACAAGCTCTCTTTTTAATACCCAACTGAGGTGCTGATATACCCACACCAGGATATAATAAGATACCTTCTTCTAATTGAGTTCGTAATTCATCTGCTTCATTAGCAGTTATCTCTGTTTTTAGGATTGGAGTTTTTAAATACTCTACAAATTCCTTTGTTTGCAATCCATTTTTACCCTTGTCTACTATTAATTTCATTTTTTTTGTCTTTTAATCCGTATTTTATAAATTTATACCAAAATCTTTCATGTAGAAAGTATTGTATTGGTTTGTATATCAATTCTGCTAACCCAAATGCGGCTCCAACTTTAATTGAACCACTTATCCACCACATCAATAAAACCCCTATAATCGTACTTAAAATACGATATGAGATGGTTTTAGCTATATGTCTCTTAACTAATGGCATTAATTCTAATGTTTGTACCACTTATTTCAGCTATTTCTTGTGGTGGTTCGTGATAAATTACATCATATCCTACCCCTCTACCATAGTTTACTGATTCAATATCTGGAATAATTGAAATTAATAATCTACCAGTTGATAAATAACCTCGAAGTGCTTCGGTTAATTCTATCATTACTTCATGTGCTGTTTTTGGATTATTTTCATCCCTATTAACATCTCTAATTGCAATCCATACATTTTTACCTTTTTCAAATTGCTGGTCTATTAACCATTGATGGCCTTTGTGCCAAGTTTGCCATCTTCCAATAAATAATGCGTATTTTTTCATATACTATTTTTTTATAAACGGCAATATTGCCAATTCTTTTGCTTTTGCTTCAACCATAATATCCAAATCCAATTCGTATGTATTGGGGAGGGATTTAATATACAATGAGTGAGCTTGTGGTTTTTCTTTTGGGTTGTTTTCATGTAATGCTTTTGATTCTGAATAGTGAACTTCTTGCGTAATACCTTTTGGCCAAGTTGTTGCTGCTAATTTAAGTGCTTGTTCTTCAGATAAATCACCTGTACAAAATTGATGATGGTGATAATCAAATACGATTGGAATGCCGGTGTTTTCGTAAATATACATAAGGTCTTTTACGGAATACATAGAACCCTTATCATCATTCTCCAATGTCAATCGTTTGCGTACGCTTGGTGAGAGTCTTTTGAAGTTTGTA